GCGGCGAGGTCGACGAATGCGGACCAATCGAGCGTGGGGTCGGTGGCGTATCGCTTGTCTTTGCGGTCACGGTTCATAGCGACCAACCAAGCCTTCTCAGCATCGACGACGCGACGCACTTGGGCCAGCGACCGGGCACTCGGCTCGTAGTTGGGGTCGACGTAGGCGGCGCTCGGCACGTTCTCGGCTTCACGCTCGCCGTTGGATCGCTTGGGGGCGATGCCTCGGGGCACGCACGGCTCGCCCTCGATGAAGGTGTAGCCGTCGATGAGACGGAAGGGGACATAGCGAGCGGCGATAGCGGTGGTGTGCCCGGTGGTGTTGAGCATTCGCACGAAGCTTGCCCCTTCGACCCTGCGGTTGCCGGTGAGCCCGGTGCGCTTCTTGCTCTTCGCAAGCTCGGCGGCGTCGAGTTGGTCGACGATGTCGGTGACATCGGCGCTGAGCGGGTTGTTGTCGGGGTGTGTGTTGTCGAAGCTGTCGGGGGCGTCGAAGCTGTCGGGGTCAAGGCTGTTGGTGTCGGGCTTGGGTGCGGTGGCATCGACTTCGGCCTCGATGCCGTCAACGTCGATGGCGTCGACTTCGTCGAGAATGTCGCCGGGCGTGGTCGCCTTGGGCTCAGCACTCTTGCTGATCTTCTTGCGGGTCGTCTTCTTGGTTGTGGCTTTCGGCATCATTGACCTTCCTGATTGAGTTGTTGGCCGGGCTCAAACTGTTTGAGCGTGCTGATGGGGCTGAGGTTGATGATTCGCACGCCTAGTTCGTCGGCGTGTCTTTTGAGTAAATCATACCCTGAGAGAAACGTCAACCCTTGCGGGTATTTTCCGGTGTGCTCATGGTCCGTGCGTTTGCCGAAGCCGTGGGTTGCGTCTTGCGTGACGGTGAGGTCATGCCCTAGCAAGTAGACGGTCGTGCATCCCGCTTGCATGGCGACTTGCACGGCGGCGACGCCTGAACAATGGCCGTGAAAATAGTTGCCGGGCTTGAAACGCTGCTCGGCTTCGTTGCCCTCGCGCATGATCCGTCGGGCGTCGCGTGTGAAGTTGAGGTTGAGCCGGTAGTGCTCAAGGTCGAGGGCTCGGTAGCAAATCGGTGTCGCCCGCGTGTGCGTGTGCTTGTAGGCGTGAATGCGTGCATGGTTCTCGTCTCTGAATTTGCCGTCGAGCATGACCCAATAGTCGCACTCAAGCGGCTCGCCTCCAAGCACTCGCCAAACGTCGTTGCAACCGATGACGAGTTTGTCGAGACCGAAGCGGTCGATGCTTTCCTTGGTGTAGAGACCCGCACTCGGGCCATTGGCGACGACGAAGGCGGTGCCGCCCTTGTGCTTGCCGTGTAGCTCTTCGAGTTGATGCACGATGATTTGTGACATATCCCAAAGCTACCATGTCGCACGGTGAATCGTCAAATAAAAAAAGACCCCCGCATACCCGAAGGCGTGCGGGGGTCGTCTCGCCACAATCCAACCCAAACCGAGTTAGCTGATGGTCGATTGAATGTCGATGCCGAGCGTGGGGTCAAGAGTCTTGACGCCGTAGAGAATGTCGCAAGTGACCTGAGTGCTCAGCAAATCGGGGTCGTAGCTGAGAGTCACCCGCATCGAGATACCGGCATCGGGGTCGGTCGCTCGGGTCTGCACGGCTCCGTAGCTCTGGCCGGTGGCCGTAGCCATCGGGCGAGTGACGAGCGCCATGCAATTCCGGTGCATTGCGATGTTGTGATGCGTCGCGGGCGAAGAGCCCGTGTCGACCACGTTGGAGGCACGGAAGAGGTCGAAGCCCTTGAGCCGACCGACCTGACCGTTGCGAAGCGTCTCGGACGTGCCCGCCTCGTTGACCTTCTCAAGCTGACTCACGCCGACGAGCGCGCCTTCGTCGTCATCGCTGAGGATGATGACGCGGTCGGTCATGGGCACAAGAGCCTTGTTGAGTCGGGTGCGTGCGGTGTTGATGCCCGTGAAGAGCGTGCTGCCGCTGGTGACGCCGGTGACGGCGGTGTTTTCGGTGAGGTCCGAGTAGAGACCCAAGACCGCCGCGTCGACATCGTTGGCGATGGCGAGCATGGCGGGCTCAAGGAATTGCTCGACGAGGTTGGTGAAAGAGCGGCCCGCCTCACGGTCGTTGATGGCGAAGGTCACGTCTTTCCAGTTGGTGAGTTGCACCGCGATGTTGGTTGCCGAAGCATCCTGCACCGAAGAAACGCCGGTAGTCTCGCTCACCGTGCCTGCGGTGAACGTGCCGACCTGACGGGTGTTGACGATGTCGCCCGCTTGGGCAAGCTCTTCGGAGAAATCGACGCGGACAAGACCGGGCGCGACGATTGTTTCGTGGAGCAAGGCGACGCCTTTGCGGGACCAAAGCTGCGGGGTGTAAGCTGAAATGCTGTTTGCCATTGCTGGGTTTCCTTCGTTCGTATGATGGCGTTTGCCTTACCGTTATTCCAAAGCTACCCGCACTTTGGTTTCTGTCAAATCGCGGGTTAGCCCTCTTCGGCGGTCTGCGCCATGATTTCCTTTTCGTACTTCTTGAATTCTTCGTGACTCATGTTCTCAAGGTCGGCGGCGGTAAACTTGCGCGCCTTCCCGTCTTTGCCTCGGGCACGGTTGTTGCCGCCGCCCGCGCCTCCCTTGGGTTGTGCCCTCGCCAACCAATCGGTCTTGCCGATGTAGTCTTCGATGAATTGTGCGGGCGTCATGTCTGAACCGTCGGGGTTCAAAGCGGGTTCACCGTTCTCTTTGAAGCAACGCAATTCGCGGTCTTCGTCGTACTTGATGAGCCCGCCCATGAGACGTTGCACGCTCGACGTGGGCACGCTGGTATGAAGCGGCACGACACTTGCGAAAATGTTGCCGATGCGCTCTTGGTCAAGCTCAGCCTGCTTCGCCTCAAGAGCGGCTTGCAATTCGCTCTTTTCGTTGGTGTGCTTTGCTTGCTGATCTTTCAAGAGGGTTTCAAACTGACCCTCTTTCTTCTTGCGCTCGGCTTCAAGCTCGGCTTGCTTGGTCTTGTGCTCTCGCAATTCCTCGAATTCTTCCATGCTCGGCATTTGCTTCTTGAAGTTCTCAAGTGCCTTCGAGGATTCCTTCAATTCGCGTCGCACTTTCGCAAGCTCTGCGACGGCTCCGTCGTGGTGACGCTTGGGCACCATGACTTCATCGCCGCCATCATCGCCGTCGTCGCCCGCTCCGTTGTCGCCTCCCTCGTTGCCCGCGTCACCCATTCCGTTGTCGCTGCCGTCGGCGTTGTTGTCGCTGCCGTCGTCGGGGTGAAAACGCAAGCTCTTCGGAAGACCGACGCCGTTGCTGGCGAGTTGAAGAGCGCTGATGGTTCCTGCCTTGTTGATGATTTCCGTAGTCATCGTGTCGTACTCCAAACCCTGTCACGCTGGGCAAGCGAAGCCCCGTGTTTACGCCCACGGGTTAGGCGAGCTAGCAAATGACGCCTTGCTAGACGGCGACGGCGCGACGTGCGCCAAGAGTGAATCTACGCGATTGTTTCATTTCGTCAACCGCGAGGTAGGTGAACGTGACCGAATCCGGTTTGAATCAAGCCCGCCGTCTTGAGCAATTCGACGGCGGCGCTGCTGATGTTGTCACGGATCGTCGAAAGGTGCTTGCGGTCGTAGACGACGTTGTGCCCGTCGATGCTCTCGCTGGCGATGCCTTCCTCGGTCGGGTGCTTGTCGGCGGCATTGAGCATCGAGACGGCATCGGCGACTTGTGCTTGCTGGACTGTCTCGGGTGCTGCGGTATCGCTCGTCTCATGGTTGAAAGGTCGCTTGCCCGTACGCACTCGGGGCCATTGAAGAGCCTGATTGTTGAGGTACTTGTACCCGATGAATCGTTGTGCGTCGATGCGTTTAGCCGCCATGACCAACGCGACCTTTTTGGCTTCGTCGGATGCCCCCGACCATCCTGAGACATCGAGCCCAAGGAAGGTGAGGTAGCTGAGAGTCGTGACGATGACTTCGGCTTCGGCAAGGCTGACGTAGCTGTTGGCCTCGCTGTTGGCGTAGGTTGTGGTGAGTGTGGTGCTCATGCGGTCAAAGTATCATGGCTTCGGATTTGTGACAAATCACTCGTCGAATTGTGCGGACGATGGCAAGCCGCTTTTCTTCTCGGGTGCGACGATGCCGTCGTCTTTGTCGAGCACTGTGAAAAACCGGCGCTCTTTCTCGTAGTCGGGTGCCATCCTCTCGGCGCGGGCTGCCTTCTCTTTCTTGGTCTTGAGGCGTCGTGCTTGGGGTAGCTTTGGGAATGGTGGAATTTTCATGGTGCTTTGTTCTTTCGGTAGTCGTCAATGGCGATGCGGTACGGGCTGCCGAATTCGTCGTACTCAATAATGAAGCCCGTTTCTTCGAGTTCGATTTCGTAGTAGCTCCGAGTCTTCTTGACGCCCTTGACTCGGTACTCGGTCTGAGCGAGCAAGAGTGATTCACGCTCGGTGCGGTACGCGCTCAAGTGCTCGATGTCGACCTTTTGCCCGCCTTCGATCTTGAAGACGATTGATACGTTGGGGCCATCGACGCCGTAGCCGCTGGCGAAGTTCTCTGCCGTGCCCTTGCTGAGAGACGACGAGCTATGGGTATTCCAAAAGAGGTTGTTGCCTTCGGCGAATTCCTCTTCGAGTGCTTCGCGTGGTACGTTTTTGATTCCTCGCCAAGTCGTCGCGTTGTGTCGCGGCGCTGCCGCAAGAGCTTCTTGGATGGCTCGGGTGTTTTTGATGGCCGCTTCGCCGACTTCCTCACCGAGCATCCATTGCCGCATTTGGATATACCCTGAACGCGACCAATCGTTGATGGCCTTGTACCAATCGAGTTGGTCCGTGACCGCCATTTGCCACTTCGCTCGGAGTTTTTGAAACTTGCCGTCATTGTGCTTGACGGGTTTGAGCAACCCGTCGCCTTTGAAACCCTTGAGTCTGACGCGGTCTTTCGGTGGGGCGAGAGGGTTGTTGAATTTGCTGACCGACCGACGCACGAATTTCGTTTGCGGCATGAGGTCGCTGTCGCGCTTCGTGAGAAAGTCTGCAATCTTGGGTAGCGAGCCTGAGCTAACCGCATCGTCGGCAACCCACAAGCCGTCTTCCCATTTGAATTTGACCCACTTGCCGACACCGTCGGTGCCCTCGATGCGTTGGTAGTAAACGCTGCGGCTTGATCGGATGCCGCCGCCGTCGACCCAATCGTCGGCACGCGACCCGATGAAATTCTTGGCAACGTCGGGGAAGTTGCCGGTGTTCCCTCGCGTGACGAGACCGTCGGCGTAGCTGGGAATGGGGCCTTGCTTGCCGCGTGTGCTCGCCGCTTCGAGCGGCCCGTCGATGGGGTCTGTGAGCTTTGCGATAGGCGGGGCGTCCGGTTTGACCTTGGGGCCTGCGGAAAGGTCTACGGTGCTCTTGAGACCCTTGGGCGGCACGACGTAGGTTTGACCCTTGGCGTTGGCGTCGTTGATTTCGTCAATGAGGTCTCGGAGTAGTAGCCGCTTCTTTTGGGGTAGCTTCTTTGACTCAAGCTGTGCACGCCTCGCCCAATATGCCGCACGGTGCAAGTCGGGTAGCTCTTCGCTCAAACCGTATGCCGCACGCCTCGCAAGCTGTAGGAATTTCGCGGGGTCGTTGGCATTCTCGGCGGCTCGCACAAGTTGCTCATGCCCCGAAGACCCTGTCGTCTTGAGGTCGTAGCCGTAGTGATTCTTCGCCTTGTTGTTGCCGACGTATTTGGGCTTCTTTCCCAAGGCGGCGTTTTTCAAATTCTCGAAGCCGTGTTGCCCTGCGAGCAAGTTGGCGTTGTCGAAGTCGGGCACAAGCGCGTTGTAGTCTGTCGGGTCGATGGCTTCATCGACGACCTTGGGTGCCGCTGTCAATGGCTTCGGCTTGGGCGCTTCGTCGAGGAATACGATTTCCTCGGTGGTCGACGTGATTTTGGGTTTGCCCGTTGGCTTTGGAGCATCGACGGGCTTGGGCTTGACGACGGGCTTGGGTGCGTTGAGCTTGTCGTCGATAGCCTTGAGCCGTTTGCGAGCGTCGTGCTTGCGACCCTTGAGTGCGGCCCGTAGTTTGAAGCGGTCGTCGAAACTGAGGCTTTGGCCGTGCTTGTCGATGATGTCGTCGATGTCGTGCTTGCTGAGGTCGACGACCTTTTGCAATCCGCGACGCATGTTGTAGTCGTCAAGATGCTTCCAAGATTGAGCGATTGGGTAGCTGGGATTGGCGAAGTTTTCAAGCTCGGTGATTTTCGTGAGGTCGAAGAGGTCGCCTTTGGCTGCGCCCTGAGCACGGAAGAGAAGCGAGCCGCCGCCGTCAATGCGAATGAAGCTGCCTTGCTTCGTGAGCAAGAGGTTGTCGTAGGTGAGCCCGACCGCATCCCAATTCGCAAGGTAGGCGTCAACGACGAGGTCGTCGTAAACCTTGGCACCCGCGTTGCCGTTGATGAGTGTTTGCTTGGCTTCCTGCAATCCGTCGAGCATGCGAGACGCGACGACGGGTTGACCATCGAGGGTGCCGCGTCGCACGTCGGGCACTTCGACGCCGAGCTTTTTGTAGAGCCGGTTGGCGATGATTTCGTTGTCGACGTGGCCTGCCGTCGCGGGTTGCTTGACGTACCAACGCGACCCGTCCGGGCCTTCGTAGACGCCTCCGGGGTTGCTGCCTTTCTGTGCTCCGACCTTCTTGAATTGCTTGAGGTCGAGCACGTCGTCGGCGTCGACGGGAATGCTGTACGCCTGAGCCGCCTGAATGGTCTGTGCGGGCGTGGCGGGCTTCGGGGGCACTGGATGGGGCTTGACGGCCTGCGTGGGCTGAGAGACGGGCTGTAGAGGCTTGGGCGTGGGCGGGTTAGTGGTCTTGGGTTTGTCGACGACGGCTGCCGACTTCGGTGGCAACGGGTCGCCGAGCTTGTCGAGCTTGTGAATCTTCGGCGTTGCGGGTCCAAGATTTGTGACAAATCCCTTGCCGGTCGCCTTCTTGATCCAAGCGTCGTCTTTGATGAGCTTGATGATTTCTTTGTCGCTCATCACCGAGCCATCGAGCCGGATCATTTGGGGCAAGCTGACCTTGCCCTCACGCCATGCCCGAAACTTCAAGTGACTCGGGAAGAAATCTTTTTGCTTCCCGACGGGTTGCTTCTTGAGCCACTTGTCGAAGCGTCGGTTTTGCTTTCCCTTGAGCAAGATTTGATTGTCGGGCGTGCGGTACGCCTTGCGAGTGTCGAGTTGGTTGTTGAGCTTTTCGTCGAGGAAGACCGGCAACCAAGTGCATCGGCAATTGAAGTGAGCCGGTTGCGGCGGTGCTTCCTTGGCGGGGTACTCTCGCCCGTGCAAGCTTGAGCACTGAATACAAGTGCGGGCGTCAAAGGTCGCTTCCCATTTGAGACCCTTGGTGATTTCCGGGTTGCTTGAGTAGACGTGCCGCTGTGCTTCGCTGCTCGCCCGCATGACCGACGTGCGTGCGAGAGTCTTGGCTTCCCTGCGGGCGACGCCGCTGGCCCCGCTGGGTGCTGCCCATTTCTTCGCAAGCTGGTCGACGTTCCAACCGCCCGCGATGGCGTCGGCAACGTCGCGGCTCATTTGGGTCATCGCCTTCGTGCCGACGTTGTTGAAAGCCTTGGTGAGTGAAACGCCGGGGATGGCTTCGGCGAGTGCTTGGCGAATCGCGTTGCGGTTGACGCCGTCGAGGTTGTACCCGATGAGGGCGGCGCTGTTTTTGATATGGTTGTCAACGAGCATCGCGTGCGTGAAGACTTCTTGGTTGAAGACTTGCTTGGTGATGGCGTTGACCCGCTGACGAATCTGCGAGACTTCGCTAGCGGTGAGCTTGTTGAGCGTGCCTTGCAATCCGGCGAGCTTGCGGCTGATGCTGGCGACTTCGGTTTGCGACCAAGAGCTTTTTTTCAAGAGCTTCTTGAGTTCGGCTTCCCACTTCATTTGAAGACGGGCGAGCCGCTTGTCGACCATGAGGTCAACGTCGGGCTCGCTCTTGATGAGTGCGAGGCGGTTGTCGAGCGTGGCCTTTTGAAAGGCGTTGAGTTTAGCTTTGCCCTTGCTGCTCATAGCGGTCTAGCAATTCGTCAAGTTGTGCGTCGAGACGGTCGGCGATGACCCGCTCGGGTGTACCCGCCGACGGCAAGCCTTCGGCACTTCCAACGATTCGCTCACGCTTTGCCCGAAGCTCGGCAATCTCTCGCCGCGTCTCGACTTGCTGCTCTGTCTCTTCGTCGACGGTCTCTTCGTCGACGGTGTCTTCGACCGGCTCTTCCTTGTGGCGAGTAAAAAGACCCATGCGCTATGCCTCCGGTGATGTCTCGTCATCCATGCCCGAACCGCCCTCTTCCCCGAAGGGGTTGGCGTTGCCGCCCTCGTCGTCGTCTTGCTCATCGTCGTCTTCGTCTTGCTCGAAGCCGGTGCTGTCGCCGCCGAAAGGATCGGCTGCGGCTTCGGCGCTGTGCGACTCAAGCATTTCAACGAAGGCGCTGCGGCGGTCATCGGGGATGCCGAGTTGATCGGCGACAAGCTCGGGCTCAAGACCGCCGATGGCCTTGAGCACTTCGATTCCCTTGAGGAAAGCTTCGCTTGTGTCGATGGTCTTGTTGACTTCGTCGTCGTATGTCTGTTGATCGCCATAGGGGTCGAGCTTGGCGGCGAGTTGAAGCATGAGGCTTCGCTTGAGACCGGGCGGCACCGACGGCAACGTGCCCAACCGCTCAAGCTCGGCTTGCAATTCCTCGATGCTGTTGATGTCAAACTTGCGGTCATATGTCGTTTGCTTGTCGGTTTCTTCCTCTGTGATGAAACCCATGCCGATCAAGAGGCAATTTTCCATGTATTCAACGTGCTTGCTGATTTGCACAAGCATGGTGTAAAGCGCTTCGAGGTCTCGCTTCTTTTTCTCTGCGGCCTCGGCGACGTTTTTGGTGTTGGTGTTTTCCATGCTGACGAGCATGTAAATCGCGTCGCGCAAATGGTTCACCCGATTCATAAGCGATTCGGACTGACCGGGGGTTGCGCCGTAGCTGCCCGTCGAAGCTTCGGGGTTTTCGATGACGATGAAGTTGCCCGTGCCCTGCTGAGCGCCCTGCACTTCGTCGAGCTTCGCACCCATGACGTACTTTTGCGTGAAGGTGCTGTTGTAAAGCTCTTCGTCGAGTAGGCTGCTCATGTTGAAGAGCGCCCGGTTTAGCTCGGCGATGTCTTCGATGGGGAAGGGCGGCACGAAGCGATACCACGGGCAAACGCCGAAGTCGTGCGTGCTCTCTTCGAGTACCTTGACCTTCGCGGTGGTCATCGTGCCGCGTCGCCGCTCGGCATCGCTGACGGGCTGGCCGTCATCATCGACAAGCTCGTACCGCACCCAAGCGTCGGCGGTCCATTCGATGTAGGTGATGAAGGTTTTTCGTCGACTGGCGAAGCTGGCCTTTTGCTCGCGTAGCTCTTCGATGACGACGCGAATGATCTTGCCGTCTTTGTCTTCCTCGAAGTCGACGACCTGCCTTGGGTCGGCATCGACGAGGTAGTAGTCGCCCTTGTTTTCGGGGTCGATGGCTTCCATTTCCGCGACGGTGATGTCGAGGTCGGGGTCGATGGCGAGGGCGTCAAAGCCGACCCACCATTCGTGGTAGGTCAAGCCCTTCAAAACGGCGGTGTCGATGAATTGTTGAAGCTCAAGCCGCTCGAAGTCTTCCGATAGCGACTCTTCGCGTTTGGGCTCGTTTCGCATGACGTAGCTGGCGACCTTGTCGATGATCGGCTTGACGTGGTTTTCGTAAGCCGCGATGCGCATGCGGCGGTCATAGCGGTTGGGCTGTGCGTTGCCGTCTTTGTTGGTCTCGCTGACGGCGGCATCGAAAAAGCTTGTGCCGCTCGTCGGTGCCGGGGTCTCGGCTTCGTGCTCGATGAGCATGGGGTTTCCGTGAGCATCGACGGCTTGCTTGTAGCCAATGCCGCCGCCGTAGCTCGCTTCGAGGAAGTCGAAGAGTTGTTGCCGTTGGGCGAAGCCTTCCATGAAGTGCACTTCGAGCACCCCGACGAGCATGGGGTTGTCGGTGTTGTCGTCGACCGTGGCGGTGTTTTGATTGCTGATTTGTGACATAACGCCCATAGTACCCGACGCGACTGACTTGGCAAGCTAAAGCCTGAGACGACCCGAAGTGAGAGGACGCACGGGGTAGCGCTCTTGCACCATATACCCAATCGCGTCGCTCGCGTGCGTGAGCATTTTGTCGGTCGTCTTGTCGATTTGCTTGCTGCCCTCTTTCCATTGCACCCGCTCGAAGTCTTTGCGAAGGGTGGTGCATCGCTCGGAGACATAGAGCCGGGTTTCGCCGTTGGCGTTTCTGAGAAGAGCGTTGACGGCGTTGATGCGGTCGACGACTGGCGGCGCGAAGCTTCGCCATCGTCTTTGAAAGCGTTGATTGAAAGCGTCGCCGAAGTGTTGCGTGATGATGTCGTAGTCGCTGCGGTTGTTGTTGGTGTGCTTCGCCCGCCCGCTGGGGTCGCCGTACACCATGACGGGTTGATTGGTGACGTAGGGCGTGATGCGTCTGATGATCTCTCGGCATACTTCGGGCGTCGCGGCGTTACTCATCACGACTTCGTCAACCGCGAAGACGTGCTCGACGCCGCCCCTATTCACGATCTGGCAAAGCACGACCGAGTAGGGTGTGCGGTTGAAGTCGAAGCAAATGGCCCAAGGAAGTTGGCGACTCGGGTTGAATCTCTTGACGTGCTTTTTGCGGTCGAAGGTGTAGTAGACGTGCCCTTGATTGAGCAAGACAAATTCGCCTTCAAGCTCTTGCTTTGCGAATTGCTCGTCGTAAATTGAATAGAGCGTCTTGATGTAGGCGGGGTCAAGCGTCGGGTTGTCGGCTGTCTTGGTCTTGATGTATCGCCGCTCGGCTCGAAGCTGCGGGTTGTTGTCGGGCTGGTCGACGAGTAGGTCGTAGAGCCAATCGTACCCGTTGGGCGATGAGACAATGCGCACTTCGCGCTTCGTCGCCTTGCTGCAACGGCACCGACCGAGTGCGACCTTGAAGGCTTCGTCGGTAGCACCCGTCGCTTCGTCCTGACCGATGAAGCCGACTTCGACGCCTCGAATGGCGTTGTAGTTGTCAAGGCTTCGGGTGATGGCTTGGATATTCCAAGGGCGAATGGTCAAGACGTTTGAGCACTTCTTGCCGAATTTGTTGTAGACGCCCCGCCAATGCTTCGGGGGGATTTCGTTGTAGACGTAGTCGCGTCCGTACCTGAGATTGATTTCTTCAAACGCTTTCCAAAGCTCGGGCAATGTCGCTTGCGAAAGCTGGGCGTAGGTGTTGGCGACGATCATGCCGACGGTGCCGGTGTTGGCTTCCTGCCTGAGCTTGCGGCGTAGGTATCGAGCGAGAATGAATGTCTTGCCTGAGCCGATGCCGCCGATGAGCCCTGCGATGTATTCGTCGGCGTTGAGCAATTCGCCTTGACCCGCGCTGACTCGCAACGTGCCCGCCTTCGAGACGGTGCGTGCGGCCCGCTTGAGCGGGATGACCCGCATATCGCGGGCCATGTCGTAGACTTGGTCAATGGTTGTCGTCATGCTTTTTGACGCGCTCCGTGACTGACCAAGTGCGAGCGAATCGCTTGGCGAGTGCTTGATTGATCTTGTTGTTGACTAGGTAGCGCTCGCCGCGAAACTCTCGCTTTTCGAGTTGCATGGTGAATCGTGCTAGCTCTTCGAGGCTCGCACGATGAATGATGACGCTATGAAAAATCTCAATTCTGAAAGGGTCGTCTGACTCGGTCAGTTCGTCGATGCGTAGTGCAACGTGATTCCAAAGAGGGAGTCGGCCCCGCACGCCGTCTTCGCTCATGCGGTGCACGCCTTCGCTCTCGATATAGGCGAGCTTGCCGAGTTTGCTTGTGACAATCTTGAAAAGCTCATGGTCGCATTGTCGGGTGTTGCCGAGCAAGGCGACGTATCGACAACCGCGTTGCATGTCTTCCTCGCCTCCGAAGGTAGCGATGCGTCGGGCGAGTTGTTGACCCGTGAGCGTCATGCTCTTCGGGGTTCCCTTCGGTGCGAATCTGACGGCGATGACGGGGCGACCCGCTAGGTGCCCTATTCCGTTGATCCATTTGTTTTGAATTCCGGTGATGGTGTATTGCATCGTGCTCAATCCTCATCGGGCATGAGTCGCTTGATTGCTTGGGCGGCTTTCAATTCGTCGACCAACAACAAACGCGCCCGCAAGCTACTTTCTCGCTCGCGTGCGCGTGCTTCGTTGTTGACCATCGTTTCTAGTACCGGGGCAATCGTGGCGTCGGGGTAAATCAACCGGGCGGCTTTGAGCCTTTCGAGGTTGTTGTAAACGTCGAGCGTTGTGATGCTGCTGCTCGCCGCGATTTGATATAGCATCGTTTCGACAAGCGGTGTGGCTTCATCCCATGCCCATTCCCAAAGCGCAAAGATTGGGGCCTTGGGATTTGTGACAAATCCCTCGGGGGCGTACTGCTCGACTATGGGTGTTTGCGAAGCCCATGAGACGACGAAGTCTTGCCAACCGTAGAGGTTCGCAAGAGCTTGGGTTGCTACGGCGTTGGTCGGCTCGAAGGCTTCCTTGCACTTTTCAACGCAAGCCGACCAACCCAAGCGCTTCGTGCGCGTGGGTCGCTTCGCCATAAGTCATTGCCCCGCTTTGCCGCGAAGCTCGGCGATGCGTGCGGCTCGCATGGCCTCGATCTTGGGGTCAAAGACTTTGTGCTGCAAGTCGAGGTCTTGAGCGTTGAGCTTGAGGTCGTCTTCGGTGACGGGTCCGAGTGACGCACCGTAGGCGTCGGTTTGATCCATGCCGACGATGCTGCCCAAGTTGGGCACTTCGGAATAGAGCCAACGTCTTTCTTCGTTGTCGAGCGTTTGGTAAAGCTCTCGACATTTCTTGCATGCGCGGCGGGTGACGTGCTGAATGGAGCCGACGAGTTGAGTGCGTCGAGCGACTTCGTTTGCTGTCATCGTGCGCTCTTGCACGACGACTTCGGCATCGACGGTTTCGTTTCCGCACAAAGTCACACACTCGACCTTGACTGTTTTGCCGGGGTCGAGTGTGTGAGTTGAAGCGAGCGCGATGCCGCCGACTGTGACTTTGGTTGTGCCTGACGGGGGTTGCATGGCGAGCCTTTCGTAAGAGGTCTCGCCAATATCGCACGTTGTCTAGGGTGCTGTCAAATGGCGTGTCAATCGACGCCGGGGAAGCTACCCCCAAAGCCGTTGCTCATGCCGGGTTGCCTGCCGTGTGCGAAGCCATCGAGACCCGTTGACGCTGGCACCGCTGTCGCCTCTACCATGCGGTCATACGCATAGCCCGCGATGGCTTCCCAATCGTCTTCGGCGGGCGTGTCGGTGTGCAAGCCCGACGAATCGAGAAGACGGTTGCCGGTCGGCGTGATGCCGAGTGCGGGCAACCGCACTTCGTCAAGCCATCGGCCTTCACGGTGGGGCCATGCGACCGTATCGTACCGATTGGGGCTTGACGTATCGACGTGCAAGAGGGCTTCGGTATCCCAACCGAACGCGCCGCCTAGCACGCGAAAAGTTGAAAGCACGAAAATGTCACTGTGCTCATCGGCGAGGCTGCGCATCCAAGTCTCATTGTCGATGAATCGTTGCCTGAGTGTTTCGATGTCGTCGTCGGTGCTGCGGTTGTGAGCGAAGCTGTTGACGAGACCGATGGTGTAGTCGCTGAATCCCATTTGCGATGCAATCCAACGGCAACGAGTGACGAAGCCGGGCGACGTGGGCGGTGCTTGCCCCGCTGAGTCGGCACCGATCATTTTGCTATCGAAGTTTGCCTCACTCGTTTCGAGGTCGGCGATGTCGAAAACGAAAAGAATGCTGTCGTTGCTCGGGTCTTTCCACTGTGCGCCGTCAATCCAAGCGAGCAAGTTGTCATCGCTGAATCCCTTGTCGTTGCTCGACTCGTCTTGGTTGTCTGCAAGGTTGATCGTGCTTTGACTACTGATGCTTGTTGCGACGTAGTTGATGCCGTCAACTTGGTCGCCATTGGAGTCGGTGCGGGCGACGGCGATGCCGGTGATATGCGTGTAGGTGTTGGCGTCTACGCCGCCGCAAAGAATGTCGCCCAAAAACGGCACCGCATTCACGGCGACGGGGGCGTCGAGGTCGTCGGCCCAATAGAGCCGGTCGCCGCTGGCGATGGTATCGGGGGCGGTGACGCCGGGGGTGTCGCCGTTGCTCCAACGTGTGAGCTTAGCTGAGGCGGCTACGCCGAGATTGGTGAGAATTGATTGCGCTGTACCGTTGAGTCGCAATGAAAAGATATCGGGGCTTTGCCCGCCGCTGTCACCGATGTACGTTGCGAGACGAGCACGCATGTAGTCGCTCACACTGAACCAAGTTTCACCGTTGAAGTCGCCGATGCTGAGGTCGTTTGAGATTCCCGAATCACCCGCGAAGCTCGCGCCGCCCGTGCCGCCGTAAATCTCGAAGACGTAGTCGTGCGGGAAGCCGTACCTTTCGGTCAAGCTGACTTCGTCTTGCATCATCGTGTTGTCATAACCGCCCGCGTCTGCCGAATTGCTTGCGTAGGCAACGTCACGCACAAGAGCGCCGGTGCCGGTGGGTGTGTTGCGTGTGAAGGTGACGGGTGGCCCGTTGTTTTCTCGGTAGCCTTGGGCGAGCCCCGCGAGGTCAAACTTGCTTGTCGAAAGACCGTGCTGAATCATCGCGGGCACGAAGCGTGCACCAATCCAATAGGCACCAAAGCTGTCGCTCAAGTGTGCCCAAGTCGAATTGCTTAGCGAGAAGCCCTGCAACGCGCCTGCCGGATCGTAGACAATGCTATCGAAGTCGAGCGCCGCAACGTCACTACCCGTATCGAGGTCATTGCCGAGCCGGTCGGTCGTCCAAGTCACCGCACCCGTCATCGTGCCGAGCGTCGTGGTGCCATCGACCAAGCACACTCGCTCGACTTCGTTGCCCGCTGGCGTCTCGGTGCTGTATCGGTCAAGCGCCCAAACGTGCAAGGCTCCGGGGAAGCTCGCCGGGTTCTTCTCGCCCTTAGCCCAAGCGAGCACGTCGTCATCGCTCAAGCCGGTGAGGTCATCGCCGACGGCAATCTCTGCGACTTCGATGCCGCTGGCGGTGCCGCCTTGCACGGTGTAAAAGAAGTCGCTGGCGGCGTCGGCGACGGTGTAGCTGCAACCGATGCCCGCAAAGCTGGTGCTGTAGTTTTGCTCTAGCGTGAGCGATGCGTCGCCGTCTTGCCACGACCACCCGACGGCGTAGTTGCCTGCCGTCGTGAGGTCGGTGCTGAGTTGGCTGGCATCCCAAGCGACAAAGAAAAAGTAGTCAACGCCGGTCTGTATGCTGTCAATGACCTTGGGGCCACGGAAAGCACCGTTGGTGTCGTTGAAAATGTAAGCGTAAAGGTGGTCGCCGTTGTTATCAATTCGCACCGTGATCGCGCCGACATTGGCGTCGGCGGTGGCGTCATCGAGTCTGAAAATGATGTCTCGGGCGTCGATGGCGTTGAATCGAAGACGCATGCCGAGCCAAGCTTGCGTGGGCGAGCCTGCAAAGTCGCCGCTCTCGATGACGTAGTCGGTAGACGTGGGCGCGCCTGAGCTTGTCGTAGTCGCCTCGATGCGTGAGCCTGCGGGAAGCTCAAGAGCCCCGCGATAGTCTTGTCTGTCGGGCATGTTCTGGCATCCTCGTTGGTATTCTTCGACGAAGGCGATGATGTCGCCATTGTCAATGATACCGTCGCCAGTCATATCGGCAACCGGGTCGCGGGCTAGGAAGCTCTCGACAAATTGCATGATGTCGCCGTTGTCGATGACGCGGTCGCCGTTGAGGTCGGCGGGGCAATGCTGCCCGAAGCATTGGGTGAAGACGAAGGTGATGACGGCGAGCATGACGCCGACCCGATAGCGGTGGTTGGTTCTCATGCTCGAAGGTCTGCCGGGCTCGATGATTTGTGACAAAAGAAAAGCCCGCTTTCGCGGGCGTGTTGGTTTCGGGTTGTGCGGTCGGCTCAAGCCTTGGCGATGATCTTGGCGTCGTTGCACCGAGCACCGAGCGAGCGGTCGGCGAAGTTGACGATGTAGTCGACGCGACCGTTGGCCTTGCGACCGATTGCCATTCCTGACCATCCCATAGACTCAAAGTGAGCGGCGGTGCGGTCGCTGCCGTCGGCACGCATATCATCGGTGGTCTTGACGTTGGTGAGGTTCCAAACGGTGCCGCCTTCGGTGGTGAGCTTGCGGTTGGTCATGGTCGTTTCCCTTCGGTTGCGCCCGTCGTGGGCTGGTCTGATGAAGTATACCCTGCAATCGGTCGCTCGTCAAGGTTTCTTCAATAAAACTCTTCAAATAAAAAAGCCCCTTGCGGGGCTGGCCCGCGACCAAGCGGGGGAAGGGTATTTTTGAAGCCGACGGCGGGGGCTAGACTAGCGAGCATTGCTTCCGGGGAGTAGCTTGCTCCCGTTGTGGATGGGCGTCCCCACCCCGCTAGCCTAACTCCCGCCGTCGGCGGGTGTCGCCTTAGTCGGCGACGCTGGATGCCCGCACGACCGGGCTCATGCTGAACCGTCCGAAGGGCTCGAAGGTCTCGACGCCGTCGACGACCCGCACGCGGCGGCTCACGGTCTCGCCGTGCACGTCGACCCAAACGGTCTTGGCGGTGCGACGCTTGACGGTGAAGTTGAAAACGCAATCGTGGTCGCAAGCGCTGCGAGCGGTGAAGGTCTTGCCGGTTTCAAACTTGGTGGTGGTGTTGGTCATGGTCGGTTCCCTTCGGTTTGGGGCGTGGTGCCCGGTTGGTCTGAGACAAGTATACCCTGCAATCGGTCGCTCGTCAAGGTTTCTGAATAGAAATAGTGAAATTCTTGAGGGCGTAGAAAAACCCCGCCGCAACGAGCGACGGGGCTTGAAGAGAGAAAAAGAGAGACTGTGACTTGTTTACCCGCCGCCTAGCTCCCTGTTTCTCTTGGCGGCAAGTGCGGCCTCGAAGTCTTGGTTGCTCATTTCGACCTTGAGGTCGAGCGCTTCAAGCTCGGCTTCGGTGAGGTCTCGATGCTCGGCGGCTGCGGCCTTGAAAATCGGTATGGCCTTGGCTGCCGTGGTGAGCCCGATGTCGATAGCTTGCAAGACGGTGATGACGGATGCGGGAATCATGGTGATTGTCTCCGTGGTGATGCTCCGGGGGATTTGTCACAAATCATGGTGCCGGGGGCAACGGGGTCAAAGGCTCCGATGGTGTGACGTTGTTGTTGCTGTCGGGTTCCTCGGACATGGCGACGAGCGCCGCGACGACTTGACTGTAGCGCTCGACGAGAATTTCAAAGCCGGTGCCGGGGTCAACCGGGTTGGCTTCGAGCGCTGAACGCATTTCAGTGAGTCGCCCATACGCCGCCAATCTGATTTGGTTGATGGCCTCGGCTTCGGCGAGGCTGACCCAATCGTTGTTGATGGCGATGGTTGCGGTGTCGACCGCGCCCGTGTAGACGTGCACGGCCTGCTCGTATTGCTGAGTCGGTGACTTGTCGCCCCAAACGCCGCATCCGACGAGCATGGTAGAGACCATGATGACGGC